GGAACACGCCGGCAAGCGATATGTCTTGAGCCGCTCCCCCAACGCTATCGACGGGCAGGAACCACGCCGTCTGGGTGTCCTTTTGAACCATGAAGATGCGGTTGCTGTAAACCCAGCCATGAGACAGAAGCGAGGTCGTAACGCCCGTGATGGCCGGGGTTGAAACGCCCGTAATCGCCGTGAAAGTGGACCCGTCATACAAAAGTGGGCTGTTTGTGCCGTTGAAGCAATATTGATAAATCCCGCCAACGGTCGTCATCTGAACGGTTGAATAGTAGCCCGATGTCCTGCCCGTCACGGTTGCTGTTACCGGCGTGGTCGGCACGGCAACGGTTGTGATGTCGTAAATCTTATCCAGATCAGCAGCAAACCGCTTGCGACCGGCTGCGCCGATATATTCCCACATGGACCGCACAGGCACGCCAACAGCCAACGTGGCGCGCTTGGCGCGTCCCCCCCTGACACGAATGCCGGTCGTTGTCGGAAACCAGTTGTCAAGGGTTAGTGCCGTTTCCGGTGACTGCATCGCGTAGTTTTCGGACAGCACCCAGCCCTTGCGTGGCGCGGGGAATGTCTTTGCCTTCATCGCTGCCGGTCGGGCTGCCGTTGGTCTGACCTGTCCGCGAGCGGGCCGGATCATGGGGAACGGTCCCGCGCGTTATAGGCTGCATAGTCAGCCAGAGCCGCTTCAAATTCGGCCATCTGGTCAGCAAAGTCTTGCCCGACGTGCCGACGTTGACGCCAGATAGCGCCCTTGGTTAGCAGATCCTCGGGGAATAGCGCCGTTTCCGCATCAGCAACCATGCGGCTGGTGCCATTCGATGCCCAGTTGAGGGTCTGCACCGTCACGCTTGCCGTCGCGGCATTGGCGAGGAACGGGTAGAAGCTGATGGTGCTGCCGATCAACCGGAAGAACCGTGGCGTTCCTTCAACAGGCGTCAAAGATGCCCATTCATCAGGCGACAGGCCACCACGGACAGGAACGCCGCCAGCGTTGACCGCATTGCCGTTTATCAGGCGCGAGAAGCCGCTTGGCAGGGCATGTGCCACCAGTGCGCCCGTGCCTGTCACGGTCGTTGTCTGCCGCAGCGCGCCCCAATCCACACGCCTTGCAACATCAAGGCCGGTGTCGTTGATGAACTGCACAACGTTGACGATTTCGCGTGCGGTCGAGCCGCCGGCGGTATTCGGCACATCGAGCGCCGTGTTGCGGGCAACGTCCTGAGCGATTGTAAGCAGCGTCATGGCGTGTGAGCCTGCATTCTGACCACGCCGTTAGCCCACCGGCTGCGGTCGTCGTCAATCTTGATTTCGTCAAGGGCGTTGGAAAATAGCTGGTCGGTCATTGCGGCCAGTTCCGGATCACGCAGGAACTTCGCAGCCTCAAAGCCCACCGCATACAGGTAAACATGCGGATGATCGGCCAGAAGCCAGTTGCTCGTTGTGGGGCTGGTCGTCAGTGTTGGCAGGGCTGCGAAATAGCGCAGTTCTCGCGTGCCGGTCAGGCCGTAGATCACGACATTCGAGCCATCAATCGCGTATTGCATATTGCTTGAGCGGGGGAATTGCACATTATTGAGCGACGTTGCCCGCATAGGCTCTTTGTGCATGTTGAACAGGCTGATGATTTCAAGGCACCCAGTCGGCAACGGGGCCACGCCGCTGGTGAATGTCAGCGTTGCCGTGGTCATCTGCTTGCGGGTGCGCAGCTTCTTGTTGAGCGTGTTTCGGCCAGTTGGACAAGACGCGGGAACACGTCAGAAATGGCGCGATTGCCGACGTGTTCGGAAACCGCCAATCTGAGGTCCAGATAGTCGTCAAGCGCTGACATTAGACATCACCCGGTCGCGTGCGGAAAGCACGGTTATCGGAATTGTTCATCCACTTGGAAATGAACTTCTGATCTTCCTGCAAGTGCGCTTCATGCAGCCCGCTGGAATGCAGAAGGGTCAGGGGGACAGACGCTACGCGCGCCCATTCACCGAACCTGGTGCCTTCAGCGTCCTTGTAGGCTTCGGCGTTGGCTTCGATTACGCTGTCAACCGGCATGTCAACGCGAAACACGCTCGCGCCGTTTTCATCCAGTGACCACCAGATCGTGCGTCCCGTCTCAAGGTCGTGGTCGAACAGCGTCCATTCCCCGTCGCGGATTTCCATGTCACTCACCGGGAAACTTGTCGGCACGTTCGGCCTTGCCGGTCTCGATCAGCTTGCGGGCATCGGACACTGGCAGTTCGATGATGGTGCCTTCCTCGATGCGGTCATCTTCCGCGATCCAGTAGGCATACAGCAGCTTGACCGGGGTTGTGGCCTCGGCCTTGGTTTCATTCGCCATGATAGGCTCCTGCAATGGTTCTGAAATGGAAAGAGGCGGCATTGCTGCCGCCCCTTGTGTGTTGCGAGGCTTGCCCTTAGGCCACCCCATGATCAGGCACCCATGGCCGCATACGACACGACAAGCGTGCCGTTGAGGGCTTCCGCCGAGGCGTGAGCATTGCGCACGATGATGACGAGCGAGCCAGCAGCAGGGGTAACGCGAACAATCATCGGCGTTCCTTGCGTGTTGGTGCCGTTGGCAACCGATGCCATAACGATGTCTGTTGCCCTGATTTCCGAGTTGGTGATGGTCAGGGTGTAGAAAGCGTTCTGGGCGGTCGTGAGCGCTTCGGACGTAACCTTGCCGAAACGGTTGTTCAGGGTAACAGCGCCAGCGGCAGCAGTGCCGGTGCCGGAGTTGAGGGAGAAGATCGTCGCCATGACGAGGTATCCTTTCAATGATGTGAGGGAATGGGGCAGAACTTCGTGAAGCCCTGCCCCTGTTTCGTCAGGTCGAAGCGGTCAGGCCAAAGAGGTCAGCGGCAACGCCGAGGCCCTTTTCGTTCTTGACTGCAAGGGTGCCTTCACCGATCAGCACGCCGCGCTCTGCGTCACCAGTCTTTGCAACGCCGGCATCTTCCTTGATCGGACGGAGCCACTTCCACTCGAGGAAGTCTGGATCAACGAAGAAGGCATTCCTCGCGACAGTAGCCGAGCCTGCCATGACGCGGTTGGGGACAACCATCACTCGACCGAATGGGCCTTCGTAATAGTCGGCAGTGGCAACCACGGTGTTCTTGGCAGAGCCGCCCTTGTCCACATTGTAACGGAATGCTGCAACGCTGGAATCCGACATGAAGGTGACGAAAACGCTCTTCACGTAGGGGCTGACAACGAGGGACTTGGAGGTGCCGCCGTTGTTGTAGATCGACTGCATCACGGTATCCATGATGACCTTGGAGAAGGCACGTTGAGTGCCTGCACCTGGTGCAACAGTGAGACCCGTGCCGGTGTTGAAACCGCCGTTGGTGCCGGAGACACCGCGAGAGGTGTTTGTGGCCAGCCAAGTGGTCAGCGTGCCAGACTGACGGATATTGCCGCCGAGCGAAGGCAGAGTGTCAACGATGGAGAACTCAACGTCCTTGCGCAGTTCCACACCACGCTTGAGCTTGGTGCGCTTGCGCTTGGTGGCAGTGCCGGCTTCCGACGTGACTTCCTGAGTGTTGGAGATGATCCAATCCTTGCGGAAGATCTGCGTGAAGTTGGCAAGACGGGCAGGCGGGGTCACCTGCGAGAAGGTGTAGTCGTCGCCTTCTTCGCGGATGTTACGGGCCGGGGTGGCCAGATCGTCCACGGACCATTCTGGCTTGACGGCTTCGGCCTTGCCTTTCGGGATCATGGAATAGATCGGGGTATCTTCCGGCGTGATCATGCTGATAACGTCGGACAGGCTTTCGCGGTTCGTGGTCGCGGACGACGCACGGAACGTGTTGGTAACAACGGCCATGATGGCCTCCTTTTGATGAATGAGGGCTGATCAGATGAGATCAAGCGCGTCCTCTAGACGGCCTGAATTTGAGAGCCGCTTCATCGCTTCCTGCCGTCCCTTTGCCGCGACAGCGCCTTGCGTGGCTGACTGTCGCTTGACCGGGGCAATAGCAGGAACCCCCTGCACCTTCTTTTGAGCCGTTTTCTTGGCTTCAAGCGCTTCCATGCCGAGTGATGCAAGGTAAGCAATACCAAGACGCCTGTGATCTGTCTCGTTGGCCACGTCTTGAGCGGTCATGCCGACATAGGCAGCCGCTTTAAGCGCACGGTCGAAAAACTCTTTCCGGCCTTGCTCTTTCCTGGTCATTGGAAACCGGTCTGCGAGCCTTGCGTTTTCAGTTGCAAGGACTTCTGACCGCTGTTGATCGTTAAGCCTGTGAACCGCCTCTCTCGGGGCAGCACCAAGCTCAATCACAGCATTGATCTGGGCTATCGCAGCGTCATAAATCGCGCGTTGGCGATAATGCGTCTGCGGATCGGTATAAAGAAGGGCCGGATCAGGTTCGGGCGGGAGTTGCTTGGCGAGAAAGTCCGCCAGAACGTCCACCGTCTGCGTGACGCGGTTAGCCTGCGCTTCAAGGCTCTTTCGCGTTTCCGCGACTTGAGTTGTCTTGATGCGGTAATCCCGGTCCCTCATGTAGCCGTTCTTGAGTTCGGCTAATGGGACGGCTTCACCAGTCGGCAGCTTGACGGTCACGTCATCGGTTGGCTCTGGCTTTTCAGCCTCGTCGCCTTCGTCTGCGTTTTCGTCGCCTTCGGGTTCGCCTTCGGGACTTTCGACCTCTTGGCTCTCGGCCTCAGTCGTCTCGCTGTCGTCGTCGGTCTGGGGTTCTTCGGTCGAAGGGTTGACAGGATCACGGTCCTGTTCCTCGAAATCAAAGTCGTCCAGATTGTCGTCGAAGCTGTCGGAGGGTTT